AGACAGCGATCGGTTTCTGGAAGACCCTGACGGGGACGGTGGCATCCGGCGTGTGCAGGTCATCGAGTGTTTTGAGGGCACGCACCTGGCGACACGCGGCAGGCTGTTCCACATGACGCTCGACAGCCATGCCGTGCATCTGGACACCGTGCCGGACGACGTGCGGGCCTGCGCTGACCTGTTCGACATCTTTTACGCCGCGATGGCGGCACTGGAGTAGCGATGGCCGTACACCAAACGCATCAGATCACCGTCATCCTGGAGGGCGGACCCGTTGCGCCCCTGTTTATTCCGCTCCTCGACCTCAAGGCCGACACGACGCTGCTGACGAGCCAGTGTACGCTGACGGTGGCAGGATGCCCAAGCCCGCTGGAAGTCGCCGTGATGCTGTGCAAGCCCGAGACGGTGCTCGGTGATCCGGGGGACGCAGTGCTGTATGCCAGTGACATTGTGAGCGTCGAGGCGGGCGAGCCGTTCGTACTGCCCGGCTCGCTGCCGATGATCGACCAGGCGGGCACGCTCGGCTTGTCCGTGCCGGTGCAGACGCTGCCGCCAGGGGCGACCGTCACGGGCACGCTCAGTACGGTGCGTTAGGAGGTTTTGATGCCGGCACTGTCAGCGCGGCAGATAGGGACCACAGCATTACGACTCTTAGGCGTTGCAGCCAGCGAACAGCCTATGAGTGCAGACATGGCACAGTCAGCACTAGAGACATTGAATACACTTTTGGATTCTTGGTCTGTGGAGAAGCTCCTTGTGTACACGCGGCCCAAGATCCCGCTGGTGCTGGTGCCAGGCCGCGCCTCGTATACGTGGGGCGTGACCGTGCCCCCGTCCGACATCCCCAGGGAACCGCCCGTGAAGCTGGAGTTGGCGCTGCTCACGGTGGACGAGACCGTGCCGGGGCTGGAGTGGGAGGTGCGAATCCTTGACCAGTACCAGTACGAAGCGGGCATCGTCATCAAGCAGCTCACGTCGTCGTACCCGAACGCCGTGTACCTGGAGCCAGCGCAGCCCGTGGCGACGCTTCATGTCTGGCCCGTGCCGGACCTGCCCTACACGCTCCAACTCCTGCCCTGGTCCGCCCACAGCCCGTATGGCGGCTGGGATGATGTCCTGGAGTGGCCAAACGGCTATGGCAGAGCTCTGCAATATGGGCTGGCCTGTGAGATTGCGCCGCAGTACGGGGTAGAGCCATCCCCCACGATCCTGCGGATTGCCGATGAGAGCAAGCGGGCGCTGTATCCCATTCATACTGAAGTTGGGTCTGTATCTCTCTGGCCAGGACGGCGCGTGGGCGGCTCCCCGCTCGGCTTTCCGCGTGGCTTTCTGGAGGGCACGCGCTGATGCCCCTTACCCCCGTACAGCTTGTCGGCGGCTCCTACGTTTCTCGTGCCAGATCATTAGATATTTCTAGTAGTACTAATATGTACATCGAGCCAGGCGCCGACAAGAAGCGCGGCACGCTGATTGGCACGCCCGGCTTGCGCCTGTGGACCACGCTCACGGACCGCCCCGTGCGTGGGCTGTACACCGCATCGGGCAGTCGGGTGTTTGCCGTGGCAGGGCGCACGTTCTACGAGCTGTTCCCCAATCAGACCAGCCTTCCACGGGGGAACCTCGTCACCACCAGCGGCATAGTGGTGTTTGCTGACGACGGGCAAAACGTCGTGGCGGTGGACGGGCAGCGAGGCTATGTGCTGGACCTGACGAGTGGCAGCCCCTTCGCCATGATCACCGACCCCGATTGGAAGCCGGCGAGTCACGTCGCCTATCTCAACGGCGTGATGATCTTTAACGAGCTGGGTACGGGGCGCTTTTTTTGGAGCCAGATTCTCGACCCTGGCAACCTGGACGCCCTCGACTTTGCCTCGGCTGAGGCGCGACCTGATCCGCTGGTGGGCCTGAAGGTCTCACACGGCGAACTCATCCTGTTCGGCTCTACCTCTGTCGAGTGGTGGGTGCCCACGGGCAATTTTCTGGCGCCTCTCCAGCGCTTGCCCGGGGCAGTGATCGACATCGGCTGCTACAGTGGCCACAGTATTCGCATGTTCAAAGATACCGTGGGCTGGTTGGCGTCCGACCCGTCAGGTGGCTTTGCGGTGATGGTGGCGGAGGGGTACAAGCCGCGCAAAGTCTCAACCGATGCGCTCGAATCCGCGTTCACGCAGTGGGCCAACCTGCCACACGCAACCGCCATGACCTACACGCAGGACGCGCACCCGTTCTACCTGCTCAATGCGCCAGCTCAACAGACAAGCGTCTGTTTTGACGGCGAGACAGGGGCCTGGCATGACCGTGCCTGGCTGGCCGAAGACGGGAGCTTTGAGCGCTGGCGCGGGGAAGTCAACACGTTCGGCTTTCAGCGGCACCTCGTCGGCGACTTCGAGGACGGCCGCATCTATGACATGCGCCTGGATCACTACCGCGATGACGAACGGGCCATCCTGCGTGTACGCCGCATCCCCAGCGTCGAAGCCATGCAGCAACGGATACGCCACAGCCTGTTCCGGCTGCGCCTGGACGCCGGCGTGGGCTTAGATGGCGGCGTTATCCCCGGCATGGACCCGCAGATGAGGCTCAGGTGGAGTGACGACGACGGCTCCTACTGGTCGCGGGAGCTGTGGCGCAGTGCGGGGAAGATTGGTGACACCGGGCGCGTGTGCGAATGGCGCATGCTGGGGCAGTCCAGGCAGCGGGTGTATGAGCTGCGGTGCTCTGATCCGGTACCGGTGCGCTGGACCGATGCGTGGGTCGAGGTGCAATAATCGCTGAGACATTAACACCTCCACCTATTCTCAATGCCATTGCCGAACCGCCTTCTGGCCTGACGCCCCGCGTCTGGGCTCGCTGGTTCTCGCTTCTTCAGGATCAGGTCATAGCTGGCGGTGGCACGGAGGGCCCACCTGGCCCCGAAGGCCCGCAGGGTGATGCAGGCCCCACAGGGGCGACGGGCGCCACAGGTCCTCCTGGAGCCGCCGGCCCCACAGGCCCGCAAGGCGATCCAGGCCCCACAGGTGCCACTGGCGCCACAGGCTCACAAGGCATCCAGGGCATCCAGGGCATTCAGGGGCCGCAAGGCATCCAGGGACCCGCCGGCGTGCCAAGCTACGAGGTGAGCACCTTCACCGTCACGGCCACGGGCATGACGACCACCGTGAGCGGCACGGCCACGTACGTCAAAATTGGCCGCCAGGTGACGCTGATGCTGCCCTTTCTGGAGGGCACGAGCAACGCCACGATCCTGACCCTCACCGGCATCCCAGCCGCCCTGGCGCCGTCCCTGGCGGCAAGCGTGGTGATCCGCGTGCGCGACAATAGCGGCGTCGGCGTCGCCGGGCTGCTGTCGTTGCCGCTCGGGGGCACCACCTGGTCCGTGTTCACGACACCCGGCGGCAGCGCCTGGACGGCGAGTGGCACGAAAACGGTCTACTTTTGCACGGTGGCCTACATCGTGCCTTGACGGGGGGAGCTGATGGCCAACGTCGGTGTCATCGCCAATTACCCGCTGTTCCACGGGTTCTATCCTGACGGTTCTGTTCTTCTCGGCGGCAAGCTCTTCACGTACCAGGCCGGAACCTCGACGCCGGCGGCCGCCTATCACGACGCCGCGGCGACGATGCCACACCAGAACCCCATTACGCTGGATGACCGGGGAGAAGCGCTGGTGCATATCACGCAGCCGATGTTATGGAGACTCGAAGACCCTGTCGGCGTCGTGCTGTGGACCGTGGATAACATCATCGGCTCAGGCGGGGGCGCGGGCGAGATTCCGCCATCGACCGTGGGCGTCGATCATCCGGATGTGTCTATTGGGCTCATCGCTTAGGAGAAAAAATGTCCAGATTGTTCTACCACGTCATGCAGGATAACGTGGGCAATCTCTTGTTCGGCGTCTCGGGCACCTTTCGCCTCGCGGGCACGGGCACCCTCGCGACCATCTACGGCGACGAAGCGCTCACGGTCATTCTCCCCAACCCGATGACGAATCACCCCGCGTTTGGCTCCTTCAAATGCTTTCTCGCGCCAGGCGACTACGACTTCTACATGGCGAAGGCGGGCTATACGTTTGAGACGCTCACGGGCGTGCAGGGCGGCGGGAGCATGGCGGATCAGGACGCGGGCAACGTCGCCATTACGGGGGGGAACATCACAGTCGGGACCGTGACGGTGGGGACGGATGCGTCTTTGCCGCTGGCGGAGTTCCTGACCACGGGCACGTTTCTCCAGGGGCCGGTGGGGATCGGCTCTGGCCCGGTGCCCGGCATAGCCCTGTCCCTGACTGGAGCGGTGCATCAAGTGGGTGGGCAAGTGAGCCTGGGCGTGGCGCCCGTGGTGGGCCGCGAAGTCAGCCTGGGCAATACCGAAGCCACGGCCATGACGGTGAGCGGCCTCACGTCAGTCGCCACGCTGAATGCAACCGGCGTCTGTGGCATTGGCGGGGCGGGGGTGGCTGGCATGGGCCTGACGCTCACGTTTAACAAGGCCACCGCGAATGGCCTGAAACTGCGCCAGACCACCAACGACACCTT